TGTAACGACATGTACAGGGAATTCTCCATCAACTATATCGGGCGGGTGCAGAACAACGAAGCCGGAAGGGATCTCCTGAAGGGCTGGCTGGTTGGCTACTTAAGTGAGATCCAGGCAAACGGCGGCATCCAGGAGTTTGAATCCGGGGATGTAACCGTGAGCGCAGGAAATGCAATCAACGGAGTGGTGGTTGATATTGCCATCCAGCCGGTTGGTGCCATTGAAAAAATCTACGTGACGGTGAAACTGGTGGATGAATAAGAGGAGGTGAAGACGTGGGATTTTTATTAGAAAAAGATGCATTGAACGGAAAAGAAGGGAAAGCCTTTGCCGTTATCAACGGTGAAAATCATGAGATGTTCGGTTTGAAGAAATTTGAATCCAATGCAGAATTCCAGGGCACCGATTTTCCGGTGGTAGGAACGAATGTCATGCAAAAGAAGACGAAGGGTGTGACAATGACGGGCAGTGCCACGATCTACTATGGCACGCCTGTTTTTTTGGAGATGCTGAGCCAGTACCTGGAAACCGGCAAACTGCCGTATTTTACTTTCCAGATCACGAATGACGATCCCGGTGTGTCGATCGGCCGTCAGGTAGTCGCGCTTTATAATGTCAAGCTGGACAAGGTACCGATCGCGTTCCTGGATGACAGCGTTGATTATCTGACAGCGGAAATTACGTTCAGTTTTACCGGGATGAAAGTTCTGGAAGGATTCAAAAAGACCCCGGATCAGCTGGGATAATTAGAGGAGGAGATAAAGGATGAGTAAATTAAAGGCTTTTTTACAGAAAACACCGGTGGGCAAGACAAAGGAAGTGATTATCTCGGACCGGTTCCGGGATGATGACGGGAATGCAGTTCCTTTTGTTGTCAAGATGATCTCCCAGGAGGAGAATGAAGCTTTGGTGAAGCTGAGTACGAAGAAAGAGAAATTAGACCGTGCGCTCTATACAAAGCGCATGATTGTAGCCTGTACAGTAGAGCCCAACTTCAAAGATGCCGGGGTCTGTGAGTTTTATGGTGTCGTGAATCCGCTGGATGTGCCGGGCAGGATGCTTACCATCGGAGAGTACCAGGATCTGCAGTCCGCTATCCTCGAAATTAATGACCTGGCGAAACAGGCGGAAGAGGATGCCGAAGAAGCAAAAAACTCCTAAACGGGGACGACCGTGATACGCAGATTGCTTATTATATGTTTGTAAATCACGGTCGTTTCCCGCATGAGCTGGTACAGCTTAGTGAATCAGAAAAGGCCATGGTACTTGCAATGGCCTTGAAGGAAATTAACAGCCGCCCCAAAAAACGTAAAGGAGTGTGAGAAATGGGCCAAATCAGAGAAGATTTTATACTAAACGACCAGTTTAGCAGTGCTTTTTCGCGCTTCCTCACGCAGGGCGATGCTGCGGTAGCCAAGATGGGAAGTATTGATCAGTCACTGCACCGGATGGAAAGTACGATGACTCATTCCATAGGCCAGGCCGCCGGTGCCCTGATCGGGAATATGCGTCAGATTGGTGAAACGGCAAATCAGATCAGTTCCTCCGGCTTCGACCGCCTGGAGGCGCAGCTGCTTAGGATCGCAGAAAACACAAGCCGGATTGGCGAAGAGCAGGAGAGAAATAATGATAAGATCAAACAGGCGGACGCCAACGCGAACCAACTGCTATCCACACTCAAAAAAGCCGTATCAGTAGCTGCGGCCTTTAAGATCGGAAAAGACCTTATCAGTCTGTCGGATACCCTGTCGCAGACAAAAACCAGACTAAACGCGGTTAATGACGGACTTAATACCGCAGCAGAATTACAGGACATGATCTATCAATCAGCGCAACGGACCAGAACTCCTTATTTACAGACCGCGGACGCAGTAGCGAAACTGGGGCAGAGTGCGAAAAGTGTCTTTTCAAATAATCAGGAGACAATCCAATTTGCTGAAAACCTAAACAAGGAATTCAAGTTAGCCGGAGCGAGTCAGCAGGAGATGGCATCAGCTACGCAGCAGATTGCCCAGGCTATGGGCAAAGGCGTGCTTAAGAGTCAGGATTTTAATGCGATGCTCAACTCAGCTCCGAACCTTCTGCAAACAATCGCAGATTATATGGGTAAAGATATCGACCAGCTCCAGAAGATGGCGGAGAAAGGGCAAATTTCGGCCAAGATTGTTAAGAATGCCATGCTTGCAGCCACGGATGAGATAGATGCTAAATTCAGTGAGCTGCCGGTGACCTGGGGAGAGGTTGCAGAACAGATGAAGAATGCTTTTATCAGTAAGATGGACGGGGTGCTTGCAAAGATAAACGACTTTGTTAACAGCGATCTGGGGCAGCAGGCTGTATCCGGAGTGATTGCCGCTTTTGAGCTTCTGGCTGATATTGCCGGCGGGGTTATAGATATGCTTGTTATGGGGGCAGGTTGGGTATCCGATCATTGGGATGAAATACAACCGCTGCTGATCGGCGTTGCCGCTGCACTTGCGGTACTGGGCATGATTGGAATGATCTCCGGACTGGCTACAGCCGCGGGATGGATTGCGGCAAACCTTCCGTTTGTCCTGATCGGTGCGGCAATAGCGGCATTAGTATATATACTTCAAAAAGCAGGCGTCACATTCGAGGAGATGGGAGCTGTAGCAGGGGGTGTATTAGGCGGTCTCTATGTAACCGGTTATACCGTTGTTTCATTTTTATGGAATACCTTTGCTTCTTTTGCCGAGTTTTTCGCTAATGTATTTAATGATCCGGTGGCAGCGATAGCGCACCTGTTTCATGACTTATTGGACAACATACTGCAAATCGTAGAAACGGCAGCCAGCGCAATTGATGCTCTTTTAGGGACTGACATGTCGGGTGCCGTGTCAGGATTCCGGAATAAAATTAGTGATTGGGTCGATGAAACCGTTGGCGAAAACAAGATAAAAATTGAACGTATGGAGAGCATTGATGTCGGCGATACCATCTCAAACTGGTCTAAGAAGGGCGGTGAGTTTGGTGCTAAGCTGGATGACTTTAATTTCAACATGGACGGTCTTGGGCCTGGCGGCAGTGGTTTTGATACGTCAGGGGTTCCGTCTGTCGGAGATATCGGGAATGTTGGCAAGGTCAGCAGCGTCGGGAAGATCGAAGAAGATGTAAGCCTGGCCGACGAGGACTTAAAGATGATGCGGGACATGTCGGAACGACAATACGTATCCCTGGTGAACCTTACCGTGCCGCAGACCAACGTGGCTGTAAACCAGACGGTTCAGGGCGGCGGTGCATCAGATCTGGATGCCATTGGGGATTACCTGAAGAACCTGTTATTAACCCAGAAGGCAGCCCATGTGAACTAAGGAGGGACCATGATCAATAAATACAAGATCTATCTGGACATTGATGGAGAGACATTATTGCTTCCGATCCCTCCGAAGGAAAATCCGGTTAAATACCCAACCTCGAATAAGAAGTATAACGTACTGGGGATTGGCGATATTGTGGTTCCGCAATCGCCGTCACTCATTACGATTACTGTGGACAGTTATTTCCCGGGAGATTCCTCTGATCCATTACTGTTCGGCCGGAAGTGGCGGCGGCCAGCCAGATATGTGGAACTGCTGGAAGAGGCAAGGGAGACAGGATGTATTATCGATGCCGTAATATGCCGGTATGACGCAACCGGGAAATCCATGTACGATACCAATATAGCAGCGATTATCTCCGGCTTCGAGACCAGAGACAAAGGCGGTGAGGCGGGAGATGTGTATTACAGGCTGGAGCTTACTGAATACCGGGATTACGGCCCTTCAAAGATCGTTCTCCCGGCAACGGAATCAGCCGCAGCGGAAACGACGGAAGCGGCGCCGACCGAGCAGGGGGACAGGGCGGTCACGACCTCGGAACTTTACGTCGGGGTTGCAGTGATCGCCAACGGTGAATACTTTAACGACTCGTACGGCGGTAAGCCATCCCGGACAGTGAGCAATCTTAGTACAACGGTGAGCCGTATCATTGATGATCCGAGCCGGCCCTGTCCGATTCTGATCGGCGGAAATCTTGGCTGGATCAAAAAAGAAAGTCTGCAGGTGGTGACATGAGGGGCTACAGCCTGACCGTATTCAATGCAGAAACAAACGCCATGAGTGAATACCGGGATTCCGCGCAGAGTGTTACTTACACGACCAATCGAACCGGATCGCCGGGGAAGCTGACATTCGAGTGTGTGGCTGATAGCCTGGGGAATCTGACCGAAGGTGCGCAGGTACAGCTTACGGTTAATGGCCGGCAGATGTTTAAAGGCTACATATTTACGGTCCAGTTTACCCGGTGGGGAGTATTCAGCATCACAGCCTACGACCAGCTGCGGTATTTGAAGGCAAATGCAAGCTATTCCTTTGTTGGAAAGAGCCTGGGTGAGATCATTCAGCAGATTGCGGCAGACTTCCGCCTGGAGGTCGGCACGCTGGACGATACCGGCTATGTAATTCCGACGCTGACCAAGGAGGATAAATCCTGCATGGATATCATAGACTACGGTCTGGCCATAACGCAGAATAATACCGGCCGCACGT